CGTAGGGATTTTCAAGATATTTGGGAATAGACTCTTTCAAAAATGAAAAACGACGCATAGTTGGAATACATACGCTAATAGTTATTGGTGTAACAATTAGCATATTATTATCATGCGGGTTACCACCATATAGCCGACGAAGTGAAAATATGCGACCAGGATGCATATTTTCCCAGTCCTTAATCTTTTGCTCGAAACGAAAAAGATCAACGCCAATGATATCTTCTATAATATAGATTCCCGACGGTTTTAGTTTATGTATACTGTTTTCGAACAAAGTAACATTCGCCTCGAACGTATGAAGACCATCGTCAATTATAATATCCATGTCTGGTAGAGAATTCCACATAGAACTGATCAGTGTCGGATTTGTCTGGTCACAGTATGTAGTGTGTATACGATCCTCTTCAAATAAGATCCCCTTATCGATGTCTGCACCATAAATCATAGAATTTTTAAAGTAATCCTTCCACCCTCTAAGCGACGCACCTGGTCGGCCATTGGGTCCCATATGAGACAGAAAAGATGTATTGTTGGTTCCAAGACCCATTTCAAAAACACTAAGAGACTGGTCAGTCATATCTTTGAATAGCTCATGATAGACTTCTGTGTATGTATGGTGAGTTGTATTACCTACACGCGGACCCTTATCGCTTCCGTACTTGTCCATCAGCGGACAAAGCAGGTTACTCATTTTTTATACTAAAGAAAAGTTTAATCTATAAATAACTAATCTCCTAGAACTATATAATTTTCTTAATTTAAACAAGCTAAGAATAGAAAGAGAAATGGATATTTTCAATTTCATTAAAAATTTAGATGTAAATACATTTATTGAAATTGGTATGCATTTTGGTGAGGATACTGTAAAGTTTCGTACCATGCATCCAAACGCACATATCGTAGGATTTGAACCTGACCCTCGTAATATTAAGATTATTCAAGATACTGGACTAGATAAGATATGCGAATTCTACCCCGTTGCACTCTCAAATAAGAATGAGGAGAGGGAGTTCTTTATGTCGTCTGGTAAAGTAACGTTCGATTTAGATAAACAACATAGTGATAATGATTGGTCATCGTCTTCATCTCTTAAACGCCCAACCGGTCATTTAGATGTTCATCGATGGATTACATTTCCCACCACATCAATTGTAAAATGTGTCCAACTAGATGACGTAGAAAGTATTAAAAATAAAACAATTGATTTTATTTGGGCTGATGTTCAAGGTGCTGAAGATATTGTATTTTCGGGTGCTAAAGATACTCTGAAACGTACTCGATATGTATATACAGAGTACGCAGCAGGCTTATACGAAGGACAGCTAAATCGTGATCAACTACTCGAACTATTTGGAAGTGATTGGTCAGTTGTTCATGACTTTGGTAGCGATATTCTACTGAAGAACGTTAATAATGTTTAAGAAAAAATTCAAGATCTTCTTAAAAACAGTATAAACACTATTTATTAATAAGCATAATAATATGTTAGGAGTTATTCTACAGGGTGGACTGGGTAATCAATTATTTCAACTTGCAGCAGCTGAAACAATTGCTTCCGAAACAGACCGAAAAGTATATCTTTTAAATAAAAATAGCCCGAATACGGTTCATTCAACTTCTAATTATTATTTAAGTATTTTTTCAAAGTTTTTAGACTGTCCTATTATTGAACAACCGTATGCTATAGTAGATGAACCATCATTCAAAAAACAGGACTGGAACAAATTAATACCGGAAGGTCCTGTTTGTTTAAAGGGTTATTTTCAAAATTGGAGATACATATCAGCTGATTTTATAAGTAAACTTATATTACCAGAATGTTCTCCAATTGATGGAGCGTTTATTCACATTCGTGGAGGCGATTACGTAAATAATTATTTTCATCATGTTGATCTAACATCGTACTATGAAAAAGCAGTTGGCTATTTTCCAACTGATACACATTTTTATATTTTTACAAATGATGTGCAATATGCAAAAACATTTACATTCTTATCAAAAATAAATCATACATTTGTAAATGAAGACGAACTTATGTCAGTAACTATGATGTCTAAATGCACTAAAGGTGGTGTTTGTGCCAACTCATCATTTTCATGGTGGGGATCGTTTTTAAACCCCAATAGAACGATTATAATGCCGAGCAGATGGTTTAATTCTTCAGATATGTGGATAGAAGGTTATTATTTTCCAGGTGTTATTAAAATTGATTTAGTGTAATCTTTTTACTATAAATCGCGATAATAAAGCCCTTCAATTGTCTTCATATCAGGATCAAACTTAGTTTCAAATTCACCGCCTTGTTGAATTTTAGTTCGCAGTTCTGCTAAGTTAAAATCATTTCCTTCGGTCCAAAACTTATTGCGTATTAGCATATCGAGAGTTAAATGACTTAAGTCATAACGACCATCAGGAACCCATCGTGTTGGTACATTCTAGTTAGTCATTAGTGTTTCATATTGTTCTGTGTTTAATAATGGATCACGTCGGGTGAAAACATCACCCTGATCTGCTAAATCTTCGGACTCGTAAAATATCACGTTAGCATTATAATATATGGGTATATTTAGTTTCTCGACGCGTACGCCGTAATGGTAATCTTCACCCCCCATTGTATTACAAATTTCATCATATCCATTTACTTTCAGAATAACTGAAAGAGGAGATGCAGAATATCCAAATAATTGAGAACCTCCAATTCTTCTAAATCCTTCTCCTTGATTCAATCGCGAATCAATACCGCTTTGCTCTGAACGGCTTGATAAACGTTTACCATTTTCAACAACCATTTCCCATAACTTTTTGTAGCCAAATGATACAATAATTTTTTCTTTAGCACACTTTACTATTTCGTTAAAAGCACCTTCTTCCATAACACTTGTATCGTCAACAAATACTAAATAATCATACTTTGCATAACATATTCCTGTGTTTCTTGCAGACCCAGCTGAAAAATAATTTTTACTTGTCAATCTATATTTTCCTTGAACTGGATTTGGTTTTGAAGGAATGTGTATAAAATCAAGACGTTCGCGTACTATCTTTGAAAATAATTCTTTGCGAGTCTCATCAAATTGCAGCGCATAATCTACGACAACAAGTTGAATTGGTGTATTGTCTTTCTGATTACATAGAGAATCGACAAACCACTCTAGTTTAGGTTCATTTCTGCAAGTAATGTAGATAAAAGTTATCATTTATTTACTATTCACTTAATAAAATGGATCGTATTACGAAAGTATTTTATATTAACTGTTGGCATCGAACTGATAGAAGACAACAAATTGAAGAAGAATTAAAAAATAATTTTAAATATGATAGAGCTGAGCGACTAGATGCAACTGTACATAAAAATGGTCTTTATGGATGTACAGTAAGTCATGTTAGAATTATGCAAAGAATGGTCCAAGAAGACTGGGATACTGTTATGGTTATAGAAGACGACGCAATGCTTCAAGTATCACGAGAAGAACTTGATGGATATATTAATGCATTTTTAGACGATGAAAATGGTGATATGTTACATATTGGAAATAGTTGTTCTAAAAAAGAAGAATATATTACGTCCGACCCTTATACAAAACCTATTAATAGAGCTAAGGGTGATGCAAATCACGCTGGTGAAAATTGTAGATGTGTAAAAGGGGGCCCTTGTGATGGAATACCGTTTTACAGTACAAGATTTCTTAGAGCATTAAATACACAAACTTCATCATGTTATATCATAAAGAAAAAAGTAGTAAAACCGTTATTATCTTGTTATTTTGAAGAACATGCCGACATAACTAAAGATATAGCAAGCCCTCTTCGTGTTATTGATGTTTCATGGTATCACATAATTAATAAATATAACTTTCTAGTACCAAATGTTCCACCTTATGCGAGATTACTTGTACAACGAGCAAGTTATAGTGATATTCAACGGTGTGTTGTAGACAATAAACTTTAAAACCTTATCACCTTATTAGCATGACCTGTTTGTGGATACTCATCTTCTACTGATACAGAATCAAATTTCTTTGATAAAAATTCAAATGACGCACCACTGTTCCAAACCATAAATCCAGAAACAACACTATCAAATACGTATGAAATATACTTGGCTCTATCATTTTCTCCTATTTCGGCCAGAGCATAGTTACTTACAAAGAAACACGCAGGTAAGTTCTTTCCATCTGACCAGTGTACGGGAAATTTTATATTAAACTTATTAAGATAATAGTTTTGGAGTACCTTTGGCCCAGGAAGATCTATAATAATATATACAGGCACTAATTTATTCCACAGAGTAGAAACATAATTTATAGCAAGAGCAAGACCGCCGTATCCGGCACCTAACTCAACAATGGGTAGCATATTGTTTGCTTTTAATATTTGAGTTGCATGATAAAGATATCTCATTGATGTAGGGGAAAATGTTAAATTTACCTCAGAGTAAAAATTCCGGTCCGGGTTTCCAACAGAATCACACATATCGGCATACGCTTGTATCTGTGTATCTGTTAATCCTTCTTCTTTGCATAACTTTATATATACAATAGCATGTTCTCCGGGTAGGTGTTCTAACATATGGTGTATATTATTATTGCGTTTCCAATTTGGGTCTAGAGTAGCTTCTTTGGCACTTTCATTCCAAGGAAGATAAAATGAATCCATGTGTTTGTAGAACACAAATAATATAAATAATGAAAATAAACATGTTTGTAAGTGGAAATCTAATCGGTGGGCTTGGCAATCAATTATTTATACTAAGTGCTGCAATTGAATACGGGAAAAAGTATAATAGAAAGGTTGTTTTTACTCAATTATATTCTAATCCACACTGTTCAAATGATAAATCAATAAATGATCTTTTTCCCGAAATATCATTAATTCAAAAGGATTCATTTAAAACGACAAAAATAATTGAAGGATGTGGAGTTCATGAATATGTAGAACTTCCAGATGCAACAGAACAACTTGTTATCTTAAATGGCTATTTTCAGCATAAAAACTTTATGGGCAATGCTAATGATGATGTTTGGAATAAATTTAAAACTAGACTCCCAGTGCCTTTATTAGATTTTAACTTATCAAGTATATGTTTTTTACATGTTAGAAGAACTGATTATGTTAATAACGAGGCATTCGACCTCAATGCTATAAATTATTATAGAAAGGCTCTCGAGCCTGTTATGTGTCCTATTATTCTTCTAAGTGATGATATGGAATGGTCATCGATAGAAATACCGAAATTATTTTCAGATAAAGCATGGATCATTCCGTCAACTAAAATGACAGCAACTGAGACATTGTATGTAATGAGTCAGTGTGGTAAAGGAGCTATTTGTGCAAATAGTACATTAAGCTGGTGGGGTGCGTGGCTCAACCAAAATAGATATATAACAATGCCAAATATATGGACAGGGTATTGTTCTGGAGATCAACTTTACTTTGACGGTGTCACGATTATTTCTAGAGATTAATTCACTCTTCGGATGTGTTAAATTTTGAAAATACTAATATTATTAATAAAAAATAATGCTCCCATCAAATTACACAAGTATCGAGGGATGGTGCACAGTTGAGAAGGCAGATAAGCTAATGGAAATTGTTTGGGAATGTAAACCATCCCTTAGTGTAGAACTTGGTGTATTTGGCGGAAAAAGTCTTCTACCTATTGCACTTATGTCAAAGAACATCAATCCTAAATCAGAGGTAATTGGAATTGACGCGTGGTCTACACAGGCCTCTGTTGAAGGAACAAATGATAAAGCCAATGCTGATTGGTGGTCTAAAATTAATTATGAACAAATGCTTAAATATACTAAGTATATTATGGTAGAAAACAATGTCGATGATATAGTAAAACTTTGGAAAGACACCAGTAGAAATTGTATTAGTCGGTTTAGTGATAACTCTATAGACATTCTTCACCAGGATAGTAATCATAGTGAAGAAATTACGTGTGAGGAAGTAGAACTCTATTGGAATAAAGTGAGAGAGGGTGGTTATTGGATTTTTGATGATACCAACTGGCCTACAACTCAAAAAGCTCAAAGATTACTTGTTTCAAAAGGATATAGTGAAACATATAGTCATAACGGAGAATGGAAGGTATATCGGAGAAACGTATTAACTTAAATTATTCATTTAAAGTTCCAACATATCGTATATTTTAGTCTTCCAAATTAACATATTTTTTTTAACTCGTAAATGAGCTATTCTATAATCATTGATTCCCATGCTTATTAAAAAAGTTTGAGAATCGAGTGTTATTGCTCCGCAAGGATATACTACATTATCTTGCAAATATAAAGTTTCAGAGACAAATGAAGGTACACCCATCAAAACTGGATGTGTTATTATGTTAACTACTTGGAATGGATATGACTTTGTTGTTAAATATGCTCCAATAAAGTAAACACCCGAATCATTTCCAATTGTTGTGTTCATTCGTTTTAAAGAATGAAAAAACCAAATTAGAGTTTCATCATCATATTCAATAGGAGGACAACCTCCGCGAATATCACCATAAGGCCATGTTGTGTTATAGCCTTCACTAACAACATCTATAGTTTCAAGGCTAGTTCCCGTATCATCGTATTCGATAAATGTTCTAGGAGTATCGGAGTATAATGCAAAAAGTCTATCCCCATCTACACACATAATCCAATTTTTTTCTCGCCCGTCATTAGTTTTAGGAATAAACCTTTTGGGAGGAGACTTTAAAAAATGAGAATATATAACTTCACATGTATCCAAATCCAATTTAGCAACACCAACTGCTAGACCATCTGTATAAGTTAAAAACCAACTATTATTAAATTGAACTACGCGTGGATCTTCAACGTGCTCATTTTTTTTATATACGTAACTTTTTGTTACATACGATTTATTATCTTCACCATAATATGTGTATAATATTTCTCTTGGTTTATCCATATGCCCAGATTTATAACTTTCATGCCAGTCGGAAAATACATCTATATATTTATTTGTGTTCGGAACTACTTTCAAATCAGTGGTTAACAGACAAGTTGCAATTCGATCACTGACTGATTTTGGATTTTTACTACATCTATAAAAAAACCGATATTGTTTTTTATATTTACAAATTGCTGAATTAAAATAATATAAATTAATTTCTGGATCAATGAGAGTTTTTACATCTATATACTCCAGAGTGGAATAATCGCACAGAGATCTCGGAAAAGCCGGATATGGTCTTATTATATTCGGAAATACAGGAGGTTCTTCGCTTGTCTTTTCAGTTACCACTGGTAATGTATTGGTAAGTCTAGGTTTAACTATGGGGTTAACAATTGGAGTAGCAATTGGATTAACCCTAGATTGCATTATATCCGAATTAATTTTTTTCAAAGTTGATAACATTTATTTTAGATATACAAATGATATTCCGATATTAAACCACACATTTGCATTATAGTTTCTGTACGAATACTTGTGTCTCGACAATAGGTTGCAATGGGGATATCCGCTTATGATATGCAGATCGAAATCCATCAATACCACGCTGTGTCATATCGGGCCCATGCCAACCATAGTCATCAAATATCATCCAGCCGCCGGACTTAAGCTTGCGAAATGCAAGGACCGCATCCTCGGCAACATACTCCGGTTCATGATTTCCATCAATATAAACAATATCAAAAAAGTTGTCTTCGAACTTTGGAATCTCAATATGAGAGAATCCTCTAGAAACTGTTATCTTATCCTTCTGTCCCGATGAATCTAGATTTTTTACAAATGTCTCGTATATAGATTGTTGCTGCCCTCCATATTCATGATAGTCACTGTAGTCGATCCACGGATCAATACAATACATACGACTTTCTGGATGAGACGCATATGAATTGCCCACTGAAAAAAGATTAGCCCCGTAGAATGTTCCTATTTCCAAATATTTAATTGGGACCGAGGTTACAGGGATAACACTATTCCAGTTGCTTGCAGTGCGGTATGTAATACCTGAGAATGCCATTTTCTAACATCAACAACAAATTTATATGGATTTCCACGTAAATTTGTAGTTTTGTTGTATTTATTATTTGTAGAATTAGCCAGCAACCACTCTAGTTGCTGTAGGCGAGGCCACCCATGCCGCTCATGACGCGGAGCACGTTGTAGTTGAGCGCGTAGACGCGGACCTGGGCCGTGCGCGCACCCGTAACCGTGTTGAGGGACACCGTAAGCTGGAGCGTGGCCTTATCGATACGGGAGAAGTTACACGTGCCAGACGGCTGGTGCTCCTCCGGGCGGAGAGCGAAGCTGTAGATGTTGATACCCGTAGACGGCGTACGGGAGTGGTGCTGGAACGGCTGCACCTTGTCGAAGTAGGCACCCTCGCGCTCCGTGAAGCGGTCCTGGCCGTTGAGCTGGAGCTTGGCAACCTCAACCGGGTTCTTACCCTCGCAGCGAATACCAGAGTCAAGAACAACCTTCGCGAGGAGGTAGTTGACACCAGACTCAAACTCTGATGTACCGGCAACGTCAGTTAGTTCGGCACCAAGAAGACTGGAAGCCTGCGTAGCACCCTGGCCGAGAAGAGCTGTAGCAACGCTGGGCGATGTAGTTGTACCACTGCTGCTAGCCTGGGAGAGGAGAGACATGATGATACCGTCCGTGCTGAAGTCATCAGAATAATTGAACGGCTGCGGGCCGCCAACTGACGCAACCCAGCCCGGATTGGAGCAGTCGACGAACGAGTCGCGCTGTACGACCCACTGGAGCTCCTTAACCGGGTGATTGAAGTTGAGCTGTAGCTTGTTGCTTGAGCTCGTGATTGACTCAGCACCCGTGTACTGTACCTGCTCGATGAGGTACTCGTGGGACTGCTGGGCAAAGCGGCGACGCTCCTCCGTGTCTAGGTAGACATAGTCAACATAGAGAGAGGCAGCGGCGAGGGACTGGGCCGGAGCAGCTACAGAGGCACCAACTGCAGTCTCGGCATACTGGCAGTTCTGCCACGTCTCGAAGTCCACATTGATGCGGACCTCGTGGTACTGGAGAGCGATGAGCGGGATAGCAAGACCCGGATTGCGGCAGAACCAGAACTGGAGCGGGATGTAGAGCGTCTTCGCCGGAGTTCCACTGCGGGATACGCAGGAGATAGTCGTCTCCGAGGCAGAGCAGGTCGCATCGAGAGCTAGGCCGTTGGCACGCTTCATGAGAACTAGGTCGTGCGTGTTACCGATGATCGACTCAAGGGCACGGACCTGGCCAGCCTCTGTCGTGAGCTGGGTCCAGATCTGCATCCAGTCACCGTACTGGCGATCAATGCGCTGGCCACCAATCTCGAGCTCAACCTGCTTGAGGAGGCGGTGACCAATGTAATTGAGCCAGCGGAAGCCCTGAGTCGGGCCGGTGTAACCAAGCGTGCTACCGCTGGTCGCTAGCTGAATCTGCGGGAGAACGACCTGTACGTATGTCTTGTACATTAGATCAGCGTTACGGTTGATGACAGCCGTTACACGCTTGTTGAAGTCGGCCTGACCGTTGAACGTCACCTCAATAGACTCTACGGCGAAGTTCGTGTGACGCTTGTATAGGATCTTCCAGAACGTGATCTGCGGATTACCACTGATGTAAATATCCTGCGCACCATATGAAACGAGCTGCATTAAACCACCACCCATTTTATGTTTATGATATTCAGCAAGAAAAAATTTTGAGAAGATAAATGGACCTGTGGTTCTTCCCGACGTCGAACGCTCTCTTAAACACCTTCTTGCGTTCAATTGTAGTTATTTTAATTATGATTTTTGGTTTCAAAACAAGCTGGTATTCTGCATACTGGGGCGCAATTATACACGACACAATTTCACTTGTTCTGATTCGTGATTTAGTATAGCTAATCGTTTAAAGCTTTAATTATCAAAATAGTATAAAAATAATGGATGGTATTTCATTTATAGTTCGTGCTCGAAACGAAGAAGAAACATTAGAAGCATCATTGCGGTCTCTTAAGGATCTTACGATTCCTCACGAGATTATTGTAATTTTACATCTTTGTACAGATCGATCGCGTGAAATTGTTGAATCATTAAAAGAAGAACTTCCTTTAAAAATTATTGAATACTCTGTACCAATTTCACGCGCTGGTTATGAAACATTAGTTACAGACGCCTCATCGGAACACAGTATTCCACACTATTATACTTGGTCTTTTTCACATGCAAGTCATCTTTGGAAATTTAAATGGGATGCCGATTTTGTGTCTTCTCCGGAACTGATTGAATATTTAAATTCAAATACTTGGACAGAATCGCCACCAACACGGGTTTATTTTACAGCAAAAAATGATGAAATGGCAAATGGAGAAGGATATTTATTTACAGGAGATACTGGTTTCAATAAATACTATTTTTGGGAAACTGTTGCTGGTCACTTTGATATAAGACATACAGACATTAATATTAATCATG